TGATCCAAAATGATGAAGTTTCCGATGTTAAGGATTCAAGTCAACTTGGTTTAATTACTGAATTGTTTCAAGAACAGCTCAAGGAAAACAAGGAATTAAAGGAATTGCTAATTGAACAAAATAAAAAACTTATAGAACTTGCTGAAAAGAGCCAGCAGCAGGGTCAAATTACCAATATAACAAACAATAACACTAACAATAATACAAATAATTTCAATTTACAGTTTTTCTTGAATGAACAATGCAAGGATGCACTTAATATTATGGATTTTATTAATCAGTTGCAGTTAAAAACTTCAGATTTGGACATGGTGGGCAGAGTGGGTTATACAGAAGGAATATCAAAAATCTTCGTAAGAGGACTCAAAGAACTTGACATATTTAAACGACCACTTCACTGCAGTGATTTAAAGAGAGAAGTTCTATATGTAAAAGACAAAGATTCTTGGGAGAAAGATGGTGAAGAAAAGAATAAAATGAAAAATGCTATAAAATTCATAGCCGCTAAAAATTTCAACATGTTAAATGATTGGATTGAAGATAATCCAGAATACAACGATTACGACTCCAAAAAGCATAAGGAATATCACAACATCATAATAAAAGCATCTGGTGGCGCCACTCCAGAAGAAGAAGAAAAGAATTATAATAAGATAATAAGAAACGTTGCACAGGAAATAACCATTGACAAATCCGGATCCGGAGATAAATAATATATTCAGATGGGTTTATAATAATTTCAGCGTTTTATGAAATGTTTAGGCATTTTTTATTTATAAAACATTTTTAAGATTTTATAAGATTTTTAAAATATATACATAAGATATATTCACTAACTATGCCGAAAATAGAAATTGATTATTCAAATACGATAATCTATAAGATTTCTTGCAAAGATCCTTCTATAAAAGATATTTATGTGGGACACACAACTAATTTTGTTCAGAGAAAACACGCTCATAAACAAAGCTGTATAAATGAAAAATCTACTAACCATCAATGCAAATTGTATAAAATAATAAGAGAAAATGGCGGATGGAATAATTGGAATATGGATATAATAAATTTTTTTAACTGCAAAGATCATTATGAAGCTAGGATAAAAGAGCAAGAATATTTTGTTTCATTAAATGCAACATTAAATAGCGTTGATCCCATGCCAAAACCAAAAGATAAACCAATGTTAGACATTAAAAGCAATGAAAATAAAATAATATACAAATGCGAAATATGTAATATAACTTGCAACAACTCAAACTTATTAGAAGTTCACAATCAAACAAAAAAACACATCAAATCATTGAATAATATTAGTTTAGATTCTATTAATAAAAACGATAATATTTGCGACAAACCAAATTATAAATTTTATTGTGATCATTGCAACTTTAATTGCTTTAAAGAAAGTAACTATAAAAAACATTTATTGACAAGAAAACACAAAAATCTATCAAGTCCTAATTCCAACATTGAAAAAAATAACTCCGAGAACGGGTTCGTTTGTGAATGTGGAAAAGAATATAAACATAGGCAAAGCATTTTTTCCCACAAAAAGAAATGCAACTTTCACGACGATTCGCCCAAAACGGACGCGTCTGTTGCAACCGTTAATCCGTTATTCACTCCTGAAATTTTTATTTCGTTGTTGAATCAAAATATTGAACTTCAGAATCATCTAATAGAGCTTATTAAAGAGAAAAATAGTAATCAATCAGAAATTTGAACAAAGACACTTAAATAGTTTAGAATGAATAATTATAAACTATTCTATAATATATCGCAAATGTCAAATCAATTGGCTGTGACAAAGCAAGTCATTAGCGTTTTTGAAAATCGCGACGAGTTTTTAAAATTGTTGAAGGTAAACCCAGGCCTAGTTATAGTCAAACTCGGAGCCACGTGGTGCGGGCCTTGTAAGAAAATAGCACACATTGTTGAGGCGTTCTTTGCTTCTTCTCCTCCAAATGTCATTTGCGCCGACATTGACGTTGATGAGAGCATAGATTTATACTCTTATTTGAAGCAAAGACGAATGGTAAATGGAATACCAGTAATGCTTATGTATAAAAAGGGCAACGTTTCTTTTGCACCCGATGACAGTGTTACTGGGGCCGATCCTGGTCAATTAGACGCATTTTTCAAGAGGTGTGGTCTTCATTTATTGGCGCTCCAAAAAGCGCAACAAGCGGTTTCCATGAAATAAAAAATTGATTTAATTTTTTGAAAACTAAATCAACTCAACAAACACAAAACAACAAAGCCAACCCAAATCAATTCAAACCAACTTACAAAATATAAAATAATGGACGTAATGGATCAGAGAGAAAGCTTTGCCATTCAAAGCTCCATTTTGATGGCAGAACTACAAGAAATGTTAGAAAAGACCAAGAAGTTGGAGAAAACGTTGATTCAAGAAGAAGAAGATTCTTTTGTGCCGTTGAAAATGACCCAAGAGCTTCAACCTCCCAAAAAAAAGATGAGGGTGTAAAATCATCATTTATTTCATTTGTAAAAAACTATAATAAAAATATCGCATTATATTTATTATATGGCGGAAGAATTTGAAAAACCGAAAATGACTGGGTACACAATTTACAGCAAATCAGGTTGCCCCAACTGCATAAAGGTTAAAAAGTTTTTACAGAATGCAAAGACACAAATGAACGTAGTTGACTGCGACGATTATTTGATTGAAAACAAGGAAGAGTTTTTAACGTTCATTGAAAAAATCGCAGAAAAACCTGTAAGAGTGTTCCCTATTGTTTTTTTTGAAAGAAAACTAGTAGAAGACACTGAATATCATTATAACCGACTCAACGCATTTGAAAACAATGATCTTTTTTACACCCTTGAAGATTTAAAATGGGACAAAACCCCATAAAAAATTAACAAGGTTTGCCCTTCACAGAGCGTGTAAATTTTGGTTTTACTGGTTCGTCTAAACCAGTTGATAAATTCTTGCTTCTTGATAAATAATTCGGTCTTTCTTTATTATTTATCGCATTATAAGCAATCTTATAAATATTTGTAGCACCATTCACATCTCTGTTCCAATAACCGCATCCGTTCTTACAACAAATCAGTCCATGAACAATTATGTTTCCACTTCTATATGGTTTTGGATTTTTCCTAACCATTGTCTTTTTACAAATACCTATTTCACAATTAGAACACATACAACTCGTTCTAAATTCATCTACCAAATAAGTTTGAAATCCTGCTTTTCTAAAAAGTGTTCGCATTCCTTTACCTTTGGTTGCTTCTTTGAATTTCATGTGTTGCTTTTGTTCGTAATCGCCAAAACAAACAACGATTTCTTTTTCATTACCAAATATTTTCTTAAATTGGTTAATCATTTTTTGTTCGCTTTTCTTGGTATTTCTATAACTTTGTAAGCGTAATTTTCTAAAAATATAGGTTTCATAAAACTTGAATAAAACGCCATTTATTTCACTCTTCTTTTGGATATATTCTTTGAATTTTTGAATGTTAAGTGATTTTCTATTTAACTTTGATAATTCAGTTTCCCATTCTATAATCGTTTTACCATTTATCTTTTCCTTTTTCAGTTCCAATTGAATTTTTGAATACTTCTTTTTCTTGGTTTCTTTTCTTCGTTGGTCTTGTGAATAACGAAACTTATTTGCTTCTTTTTTATCATCATCTACACAATAAATTAAATCACACTTACCAGGGTCTATTGCTACAATCTTTTTATTTTGTAATTGTGAATATTCTGTTAATTCATCAATATAAGTTTCGGTTGATAAACCTTTTTTCATCATAGGTAATTTCTTTCCAATTAAATCTTTACGCAATAATAGCAAAGAACAACTAACGCCATCAGTTTCTATCATGTGATGAAATTCATAATATTTTTTATGAAACATTTTTCGTTCAGTTCTAAAAAAGAATTCCCATATTTTATCTTCTTTGCGTTTTAGATTTCCTTTGGTTAGATAATCACTTTTATTACCTTGTTTTTTTGTCATAAGCAAATGAACTAATGTAGTTGTATCTAATCTTATATGTTTTGGTATAACTTCACTTCTCATAGGAAATACATTACTGATTGTTTGTTCTTCTTTTTCAACTTGTTTCATCATTTTAATCATACAAGGAAAATAGTCCATAGGACTACACATTAAGTCATAAACAATATTATTCTTTTTATAAATTGTTTTATTTGGTGTAATCATTTGTTTTTGTCGGTTAATCCATGTATGATACATAGAATGAGATTTATAGTTTTTATTTTCAACATTCAACAAATCAGTTTTTATTTTTCTTAATTGACTACAAAGATTGCTTACACGCTGTTCCTTTTCTTTTTGCGTTATATTGAGTTTTCTTATTTTACTTACAATAAATTTCTTTTTCCAAACCACATTCACATATCGTTCAACATATTCTACATAATGGAATTTAATGTTATTCTCATACATCGTAAGAATATCAATTGTAAGATAATCTAAAATAGTATTCATATGAGTATAATCTAAATCTTCATTTTGAATAAGTGGTTGAAAATCTGTTTTGTAAAATGCGGAGAGTTTTTCTTTGAGTTCTTTAATTTCTTGTTTTGGAGGTCTTCCAGATGCTTTTTCATTACATAAAATTTTCATAGAAGAATTAATGAATTCATCGTTTATTATAGGTAATTTATTATGTTTCTCATAATGGTCTATCAAAAATAGTTTCATAAACATTAATGTTTGAATAACAATTTTATTACACTTAATAACAGCATTTGTAATTTTTGGTAAATTTACATCAGGATGTTTCAAGACACTTTTCAAGGAAATCTTAATTCCTTTGAAAAAATCGTCAGGCGGTTTTTCTTTTATAGACATTCTATATTATTCCTAAAGATTTTATTTTAAGTCATTTAACGAATAATATAAAAAATTTAATTAAAATATATTATAAATTGACTTAAAATAATTTTAATAAAAATAATACTTATGGCAACGAACGTGTATGGCATTATATATTATTTTAAATTTCCAAATGGAAATGGTTATGTAGGACAAACAATACAAACACCTTTTGAAAAAAGAATTAAATCTCATATTAATGACGCTAAACGAAATTCAAATTTATGTTTTCACAATGCTCTTCGTAAATTTATAAATGAATTTTGTGAAGAAAAAGTCTATGATTTAGTTGAGGTAATTGATATAGCATATTCTTTTGAAGAATTAAATAGTTTAGAAATGTTTTATATTGAAGAATTAAATACATATTATAAAAACGAATGTGGATATAATATGACTTTGGGTGGTGAAGGAAGTAATGGATACATTATAACTGACGAACATAGAGAAATATTGAGACAGCGAACAACCTTGTTATGGAAAACTAATAGTTATAGAAGCAAAATGGAGGCTGCTTATACTGATGAGAGAAAAGAAATATTAAGAATTAATGCCTATAATATGTGGAAAAATAATGAAATGCGAACAATTATAATAGACGGAATATCAAATTCAATAACCGAAAAATGGAAAGACCCAATATATTATGAAAAAATGATAAACGCACTACATAATAGAGCAAAAAACCCCGAGTTTATTAAAAAAATGTCTCAAAGTGCGAAAAAGGTTTGGGAAGACCCTGAATATAGAGAAAACCAATCCCAAAAACAAAAAGCATTATGGGAAGACCCTGAATATAGAGAAAAAAGGACTAATGCGATGAGACAACTACATATAGATAATCCCAATCTTGGAAAAGAACATGGTGAAAGAATGAGACAACTACATATAGATAATCCCAATCTTGGAAAAGAACATGGTGAAAGAATGAAAAAATATTATGATGAAAATCCTGAAAAAAAGATTGAAATGTCGTTAAAAAAAAAAGAACAGTTTGATAAACCAGGAGCAAGAGAAGCAAACTCTAAATCTCAATTAAAACGTTTTGAAACCGAAACACCCGAAGATAGGCGAAAAAGATTAAAACGATTTATAAAATTATTTGAAGTATATGATGAAATAACTAATGAAAAAGTAGGAGAATGGGATTTGGTTAGTGATTTTATCAAAGATAAAAATTTGAATAAAAAAGCAAACACAAACATAGGATTATGCTTAAAAGGAAAACAAAAAAAATCAAATGGTTATATTTTCAAATATAAGTAAAAGTATATTTATGTGTTCTAATATATTTTCCATTTTCCGTAAATTGAAAATCATTACTTTCTATATTATATTTTGTCTTGGTTAATTGTTTTATTATACACAACCACGGTCTTTTTCTTTTACTTGGTTCGCCAACTGCTTTCATATTATTAAATGAAAACCATTTTCTTATTTCAGGTATTAACTCCATTATTTTATTTTGAATTTCGTAATTTTTGTCTAATTCATAAAGCGTATATTCTGTTTTATTTTCCAAATCCAAAATCTTTACAATCTTATCAATTATTTCTTCTTGTTCTTTTTTATATAATTCACTTTTCAATCTCATATTCACTATATACTTAAACTATCTAAATTTTAAGTATATTATTTATAATTTTTTAATTTTCTTCTTCTTGTTGATTGTTTTCTTTTTAATTCCATACCCTCTTTCAAGTTATAAGCATATTCAAAATAATTCTTATAATTTTCAGGTTTTACTTTTCCAATTGCTTTATTTACATTATTTTCTAATTGTTGATAATTTTCAACATTTCTATCTTTTTTCAAAGTATTTTTTATTTGATTAAAATATGCTTCTATTGGTAAGTTGCTACGAGGTGTATAAGGAACAGCAAATAAGTATTTATTTCCACTTTTTGTAATAGCACTTTTTATTAATTCGTTATTATGACTTCCGGCATTATCTAATATAATAAGATGGTCTTTATAATTTGGAAATATATGCTTCTCTAAAAATTCTAATAATCTTTCTTTTGACATACCACCCTTTTCATACATTTCTTTACCAACGCACTTTGAATTATTGATTGCTACTAATAAGGTAAATTTACGGAATACAAATTGATTAGAGGTTTTTATTATACAACGCTTACCTAAATTACATCTGCTATAAGTTGGTTTCAACGCAGAACCTACACTTGTTTCATCTAAGCAAATAATTTTATTGATTGGGAATTTACGAACTTCTGTGAAAAAGTTATTCATTTCAGTTGCTTTGTCTATAGGTTTCTTGTATCTTTCTTTTGGAAAATGCTCATGTCTTGTTCTTGTCTTATTATTATCTCTAATAATCTGCCCTAAATGTTGAGGAGTAATATCAAAAGTTGGGTATTTCTTTTTCATATCAATGACCAATTCATTCATAGTAAATTGTTCATTGTTCTTTAATAATTCTAACGCACTTTTCACTTGTGGTTTTGTAATTTTGTAGGATACAGATTTTCGGTTTATTCTTGTAATATTTTTAGTAGTTTTGTATCTATGTATCCATCTTTGTAATGTAGATTTTTTACAATCAAAAATTTTACAGGTTTTTCTAATATTATCTTTATTTTTAAGGTAATATTTAATAGCAGAAATTTTATAATCTTCACTTTTATGTGTCATTACTATAATAAAAATAGAAAAAACTAACTCAAAATTTGTCCCATTTTAATTCTTCAAGGGTGTAAATATAAAACCCGCAGTACTAGCTCTTTTTCCTGATAAAACTTGACTAATCAAGATACTTGAAGAAATATTGTGTTCTTTTTGTAAATATTCTTTTGCTTCAAATTGATAATTAAATGTTCCAATAAAAGTTCCCTCTTTTTTAAATACATCAAATGGTTTATTTTTACCTTTTCCATCTAGCAATTTTTTTCTTGCTTCTGGATTATCTTGAAAATATTTCTTCTTTATTTCTCTCATTTGTTGTCTTTCTTCTGGATTTTCAAAACGTTTTTTCTGACTTTCGCTAATTTTTTTTCTAAGTTCTGGATTTTCTTCCAAATTCTGTTTCACCGCTTCGCCAATTTTCTGTCTTGCTTCTGGGGTTTCAAAGCGTTTTTTCATTTTTTCACCATGTTCTTTTCCTGCTTCTGGGTTTTCTTCAAAATATTTTTTAAGAGATTCACTCTGTTTTTGTCTTGCTTCTGGGTTTTCAAAACGTTTTTTCATTTTTTCACCATGTTCTTTTCCTGCTTCTGGGTTTTCTTCAAAATATTTTTTCAACGATTCGCTAATTTGTTCTTTATCCTCTTCTGTAAATACATAACCAGTTGTTCCATCTCCACCAGAAGTCATATTATAACCATTTTCATTCATATAATAAGAATTGTATTCTATAATGTATCCAATTTCCTTTTCGCACAATTCTTCTAATGTATCTGATGTATCTATCTCTACGAGTTCAAAATTATCTATCATGTCATATTTTCTTAATGCATTATACAGACATCTATTGTCGCCATTTTTTGCGCAACGTTTATGTTCTTTTCTTCGTTGTTCTAATGAAGTTGTTGTTAGCCCAATATAATGTTTTCCATTGGGAAATTCTATTTTGTAAATGGATCCGCAAGTCATGTTATTAGTTATTATTTAGTTTTTAAATTCATTTTTAACACCTTTTCTCATGTAAAAAACCCATTAATTAAATAGTTTTTTATTAATTCACTAACTTCAAACCAATAATTTTTAAAATCATAAGAAATATATTCAATTATATCGTTTTCTCTTTTTCTTTCATTCCAACAAAAATAAACAATTTTAATATTATTATTAAGTGGATAAATTAAATCATATATTTTTAATAAATATTCAGTAGCATCTATACCATATTCAATTTCATCTAAATGATAATTCAAATAAGAATTTGCTGCGTCAGCGTATAAAAATAATATATTTTCATCTGTTTTTATGTCTCTCAATAATCTTTCTAATCTTATTTTTAATTTATTTTTGTAGTCATTATTGATTGTAAAATGAGTGTTGCCTAATCCACTATTCTCATTCATTTGACATTCTGTAATATTATCAACAGATACATAGTGTTCATTGCCAAGATATCTGTAATATGTGTATCCAGTTGTCATATATTCTAATGCATTTTCAATACCATCATTTATTAGAATATTTAATATATTATATGTTGTTTCACTTGGACACCATAACCAATCAAAAGGATAAGAATATTCACGCAAATTTGCTCTTTTAATTCCTTCGGGGACAGAACATTGCAATCCTAATGGGATAACTTTCATTTATATTTTTTTTAGAAAAAAATATCACAAAAATGCTTATTTTAGAATTTGTTCAAATCCTAAATTTTATAATATAATAATTTTATATATTATGTCATTTTGTGTTTCAAAAATTAATAGCAAATTAATTTTTAAAGATTTAGGTGGATATGAAACGCGAAATCCTTCAACATTTTGGTGTATTCAAAAAGCAGATGAAAAATATAATTGGAATGATTTTAATGAAATTGTAATACACACAGGAGATTATGAAGAAAATAAAAATAATTATACTTATAGCAAAAATGATAGTTACAATAATTTAGTTCCCGATTTTAACTTTCATTCCTGGCCACAAGTGGGTATAGATGACTATGAAAAAACTGTTAAAGAAATAAATAATGCTGGATTAAATAATTATGAAATAAATAAAGTTGGTTGGATAGGAAATAAAAATACAAATAATATGAGAGAAAAATTAATAGAAATCGGCAATAAAAATAAAGAGTTATTTGATATTTTTGAGATGAATTGGATAAATTCGGGGAATATGCGTCTTAATAGTAGTAAATATATATCCACACCGGAATTAGTAGAAAAATATTCCATTTTAATTGACATTGAAGGGGTCGGATATTCTGGAAGACTTAAATTTTTACTTTGGTCGCATAGACCTTTATTACTTGTAGATAGACCACATAAAGAATTTTTCTTTGAATTTTTAAAAGAGTGGGAACATTATATTCCTGTAAAAAGAGACCTATCTGATTTGATTGAAAAAACTAAATGGTGTTTAGATAATTATGATAAAGCATTAATAATTTCTGAAAATGCTTTTAACTTTAGTAAATTATATTTAACTCGCGACGCTTGTTATGATAAATGGAATAGTATAATATGCAATCGTAATTTATAAAACGGGAATTTTAGATGAGAAAATGTGTAAAAGTGTAAAACCAACAAAAATAAATTTATATTTAGAATCGCAATGATTTAAATATAAACACTCATGTATCATTATTGGAAATGCAATTGCTTTCTGTATTGTTCTTGTTATTCCACGCAATAATGACGCACTCGTTACGCACAACCAGGCTTTACATGAAGGTTCCCGACAACGTTTTAAGGAACAAGTATCTTTACGGCGAAGTTCCATACAATTCTCTCATTAAAAACATTGAATCTCATAAGGTAAAGAACCTGTATTTCACTGAGAGAATGGATTCAGTCATCGCGGAAGACACAGAACAACATGCAATTTCCGCGGAGGATTTTACCATAACGAGAATAACCCCATTAGTAACGAATGGGTTGGTTGATTTGTCGGTAAAAAATGACGTGAACACTGTTTTCGCTCAACCGCCCCAACCGAACGTCTATCAACAAATGGCTGGTAATATTTTAAATGGCGCAGAAATGTTTCTTTTCCCAGGTCTGATAATAGCGTCACTAGTTAGTTTTTTCAGAGTAAATCGTCAAATGAGAAACCCTGCGTCATTATTAGGTGGAGGTGATTTCCAAAGCGACTTAGACAATGAGAAGGATAAGATTAATATGCAAACGGCCAACATTTCTCTCAGTAGTTTTGCCGGAAGCCCTGAAATATTCCAAGAATGTGTTGAAGTTGTTTCTTATTTGAAGAATAGCACCATCTACGAAAAGGCCGGCGCAGAAATCCCCAAAGGCATTTTACTAGAAGGTTTGCCTGGAACTGGGAAAACCCTATTAGCCAAGGCAATTGCGAGCGAAGCCGAAGCCAGTTTTATTTCAATTGCTGCGAGCGAGTTTGTGGAGATATTTGTGGGCATGGGCGCGTCAAAAATCCGTAATCTCTTCAACACTGCAAGAGAAAATAAACCGTGTATTATTTTTATTGACGAGATTGACGCGGTTGGCAGGCAACGCGGCGCCGGAGTAAATATGGCCAACGACGAGCGCGAACAGACGTTGAATCAACTTCTGGCCGAGATGGACGGGTTCGCAAATAATGAAGGCATTCTCGTTTTGGCTGCCACAAATCGCCGAGATGTTTTAGACGCAGCGCTTCTTAGACCTGGTCGTTTTGATAGGATTATCAATGTTCCACTTCCAGACATTGAATCGCGTGTGAAAATTTTGAAGGTGCATACTAAGAACAAGATTCTTGCAAATTCAGTTAATTTAAACCTGATCGCCGAGCTTACTAGCGGATTTTCTGGCGCTCAACTCAAGAATCTTATGAATGAGGCTGCCATATTATCCGCGAGAAATGGCGGCATCGTTATTACCGAAAAGTTTGTCTTGGAGGCGTTGGACAAATTATTAGTTGGAATTGTGAAGAAGGTTGACACGCGCGACGAAGACGCCCGCCGCCGCGTCGCCATTCACGAAGCTGGCCACGCATTACTCGCCGCGATATATAATAATTATTTTGACTTAAAGAAAGTCAGCATACAAAGCACGTATAATGGGGCCGGAGGTTACACGGTGTTCAATGAATACAGAAACGTCAGCGAAAGCGGTCTTTACACCAAGGATCTCTTATATAAGAGACTTATAATTGGCATGGGTGGAAAAGCGGCGGAAAATATTTTTTACGGGGATGAGCACGTTTCCGTGGGGGCTGTTCAGGATTTAAAACAGACCAACTCCTTGGCACACCGCATGATTGGAAACTACGGCATGGGGTTGAAATTGGAGACGTTCTACAATGAAGACGTTGATAATGAGAGAAACCCGTTTTTAGGTCGTTCTTTATCCATGGGAGCCAAATATTCCGAAAAAACGAAGGATATCTTTGATAAGGAGGTTTCTCAATTAGTAAGAGGTGCTTACGAAGAAGCGAAAACAATTTTGACAGAAAACAAGGAATTAATGGACGTAATAATTCAAAAATTATTAGAAAATAGTATCCTACTTGGAAATGATGTTAATCAAATTATTAATAATACGCGCATAAAAATTAATTAATGCAAAATTTTTGGGTTGATTTACAGAAAAATTGAAAATCATTTTTCTCTCCACTCTTGGAATCAATGAACCCAAAATTAACAATGAATCAAACAACTGTTGAAGAGGCTATGATATATGCAGAATCTCTAAAAGGAATACCATTTAGGTGGTATGTCAATGGAGAATTGCAAACATTTACTGGAGACAACGCATTTTGGTGTGAGAATTCTCCCCCACCATCTGCGGCAGAAATCATTGAAAAAGATAAATATATTGTTTGTACTGGATTACCGAACTTGCTGCGCAGGGTCTGTGGACTAACTATTCCTGGTCTGGGACCCAGAATACGCGGAAAATATGGTGATGTATATAAAAAATTTCCCGGCGGAACTACTGCATGGTTTGCTTATTTGTATCAAAACAAACGAGCCAAAAAATTTGACATAAATGCTCGCTACCCAAGAGGTACACTTCTAATGGCTCGTTACAAGGCCAAAGATAACGGTGAAAAAGATCAAGGGCATATCGCTGTGGTATATGACGATGTGGAGGAAACAAAAACAATAAAAGATCAATTAATTATTCATTCTACGCCCACAATTGATTACAAAAAACGCGACAGTTGCAAGGATCATGGGAGCGTCAAGATTGAGTCATTCAACATATCAAATGAACTGTTCAAGTGGGACAAGATTAGCTACTACAAGTGGGTATGTTTGCCCGAGGATTGGTTGCTTTTAGATTAACAATTTCAAAACAGATATTTGCGTTATAATTTAACATTTTTTAAAATGTGTATATGCATAATGGAAGACCTTGACTCAATTTTTAATAAATATAACACTGATAAAAATACATATTTCCACAATTATACAAGACAATATAATGCATTATTACACAACTTTAGAGACAAACCAATAAAATATTTAGAAATCGGCGTTTTTAATGGAGGTAGTGTAAAAGCATTTAGAGAAACATTTAAAAATAGCACATGCATTTTAGGATTGGATATTAACAACAATTGTAAAATTTTTGAAGATGTTGAAAATGATATATTTATAGAAATCGGAGATGCTACAGACGCTAATTTTATACAATCAATTACTAAAAAATATGGAACATTTGATGTTATTTTAGATGACGGATCTCATACAAATAAAGATGTAATAAAATCGTTTGAATTGTTATTTCCATTATTGAATGATAATGGATTATATATTGTTGAAGATACTATATGTTACAAATCAAATGATTATATAGTTCAAAATTATGACAATCATTTGCAATATTTCTTTAAATATACTCAATACTTAAATCAATGGCGGTATGATTCAACAGAAGGCGTAAAAGACCACTGTGTAGATCCTTTTAAAATTAAAAAAAAAACAGAGAACGTATTTGAATATTCTATAGATAAAATAGAATATGGTTGTTCTTATGTTGCTATTTATAAAAAAATTAGAACGCATTGGATTAAATAGTATGCGTTTCAAATGTATAAAAGTGTAAAAACAATTTAAACAAAAAAATATCTTATTGTATAATGCACGACCAAGCGAAAGAATTTACTGTCTTTGTCAAACAAATACTTGGTGATTTTTTTATTAATAAACGAGTTTTAGATGTTGGTTCAGGAGATATTAACGGAAACAATCGTTTTTTATTTGAAAATTGTGAATATCATGGTAATGACGTGATTCAAGCAAATAATGTCACAATTGTGTCAAAAACTAAAGATTTGCCTTTTATAGATAACACTTTTGATACCATTATATCTACGGAATGTTTTGAACATGACCCAGAATACAAAGAGTCGCTTATTAAAATTTATAACATGTTAAAACCAGATGGATTATTTTGTTTCACTTGCGCGTCAACTGATAGATTGGAACATGGAACAAGAAGAACATCGCCGTGTTGTTCTTATGGAACAATTGGTAATTTACCTGACATGTCAGATTATTATAAAAATCTTACTGAAATAGATATAAATGAAGGCTTAAATTTAAACGAATTATTTTCAGTCTGGGACACATATTATAACACCGAATCAAAGGATTTATATTTTTTGGGAATAAAAAAAGGTGCGGCCAATTTTAATTCTTTAGAAAAATATGCAAATAGTGGAGTTGTAAACACTTCATCAAATGTCGGCGTTTGAAATGCTAAAGATTAAACCATTCAATACTTGTTGAGTAAAATTATTTGTAACCTTTTCTAATGTTTGTATATGAACTCTGTGGATTTAGATATAAACAATTATAACTTAGAAGACATTCTCTCATTATTCAAAATCCAGGCAAATTTTGATGAACAAGATATGAAAAGAGCGAAACAAATTGTCTTGAAAACTCATCCAGATAAATCAAAACTACCAGCGGAATATTTCCTTTTTTATTCAAAAGCATACAAGATGTTGTATTCAGTTTGGGATTTTAGAAAACGCGGCGACGTAGATAGTAAAAATCCTAAAAATACGGAATATTCAAACTACACCGACGAGGATAAGACTGTTTTGCTTGACCAATTCTTTGAATCTAATGAAAAATTCAAGAAGAGTATCAACTTTAATAGATGGTTCAACGAACAATTTGAGAGAAACAAGTTATCCAATGAATCGGAAGAAAAGGGATACGGAGATTGGCTTAAAAACGACGACCCTGAAGACGATCCCCCGGCAAAAAACGTTTCCATGGCAACAATGAAGCAGGAGTTTGATAGGAAAAAGGAACAAGCTCGTTCTCTCATTGTAAGAGAAGATGTTCAGGAAATATGGTCAAACAATTCCATATCGGCGACTGAATTATCCAATGACGCTCCTGGAACTTACGACTCTGGATTATTTAGCGGTCTTGGGTTTCAGGATTTATATAAAGCTCACACGGAAACGGTTATTCCAGTTACTGAAGAAGATTATGAACAGAAGCAAAAGTTTGGCAGTGTAAATGAGTATATGAGTTATAGAAACAATCAAGACACAAAACCTCTCTCGGAACAACAAGCTCAGCAATATTTAAAACAGAGAAACGACAAAGACGAGGAAAAGGCGATTAGACGGGCTTATGAATTAGCAAAACAAACAGAATTAGCAAAACAGAAAAACCAAGAGTTCTGGAGCGGATTACAATTGTTGAAGAACAAATAAATAGAAGTGCTAATGTGAAATAAAATATATAATAATATTATATATGCCTTTTAAGATTAAAAACTATTTGAATTACATTTACGCCATAATTGTTTTGATGATTGTATGGTTTTTGTATAATAGATATGAAGAGAAACGCGCGAGAGAAGAAAACCCTGAAAACTACGACGCCCTCCAAAAATATTTATTAAACGATGCGTCTTTAGCCGATGAAAAAAAACCTATTTTGTGGATTCCAGTTACTTATGAATACAACGCTAGAAATTGGCTAAGTTTTGGGTCTCGTAGTTCTTTTGAATTGAATCAGCCATATATGTATTTAACGGTTAAAAGCATAATAAATCAATGCGACGAGTCATTTCGCATTTGTTTGATAGACGATGATTCATTCGCGAAATTAATTCCAGGGTTTCACGTAAATATGAAAGCAATAGCTAGCCCAGTTGTAGATTATATGCGTTCTCTCGCGATGGCGAAATTGTTATACATTTACGGCGGCATGGTTGTTCCTCCTTCATTTTTGTGCATGCGCGATCTAATTGAGTTGTATAACATGGGAACGAGCGACGGAAAGATGTTTGTGTGCGAAACCGTGGATAGAAATATTACGTCAACGACTCACGAATTTTACGCGGATACCAGTTTTATGGGAGCCGAAAAGGAGTGCCCAGTTGTTAAAGAACTTATAGATTTTATCCAACGCACGGTTTCATCCGATTACACTACCCAATCTGAATTTTTGGGCGAATTCAATCGCTGGTGCAATTCGCGAGCTCAAAAGGGTCAAATCAAACTTATCCCTGGAAAACTTATTGGAACAAAGACGATGGATGACACCACAATATTAGTTGACAATCTTTTGTCAAATGAATACATAGATTTATATCCTCAGGCTTATGGCATTTATATTCCTGCGAAGGAAATTTTGAATAGAAGACACTATGAGTGGTTTGCGAGATTATCCACCAAACAAGTTCTTGAGTCAAACGTTATTATCTGCAAATACATTTTATTAGCTAGCGCACCCGATTCAAAGAAGGGAACAATTGAGCCCATGGAAAATAAGCCCACAAAATGGATCGGATATTGGCAAGTTCCATCTGGGTTTGGATTGTGGGGGCTTAAACCAAC